ACATTATATGTGCATCGGTGTCGATGTTATTGCAGAACATAGTAAAGTCGATTCATGATCTAACCGACGACAAAATAGAATACGATTTAAAAGCTGGACAGGCTTTTATCAAATACAGGAATTTATCAGAGAAATCGAAAACTTTGATAGATTCCTTTTTTATTGGTATTTGCAGCATTGCAGATGCTTATCCGAATCATGTTCGGATTGTGTAACTATTATGACCGAAAAGTCGTTAAACTAAGTTTTTGTTAGCAATGATCTGGAAGAGACGGATCAGGGCGAAAGGAGTAAACATGGAGAAACGCAAGTTATTTTTACAACTGTTCACAGAAGGAGATGACGGTGGGACCGGAGACGGGAATGGCGATGGATCCGGAGCAGAAGGTGGAAATAATGAACCAATGTCGTTTGATGACTTCTTAGCGCAAGAAGGAAATCAGGCAGAATTTGACCGCAGAGTAAACAAAGCAATCAAAACAGCAGTGACCAAATCAGAGGAAAAATGGAAGGCACTGACTGACGATAAGCTGACTGAAGCAGAAAAGCTTGCTAAAATGACCAAAGAAGAAAAAGCGGAATATCGTGCGAAGAAAGCAGAAAAAGAACTGGAAGAACTGAAAAAGATGAATGCCAGAACCGAACTTGCGAAAACAGCACGAAAGATGTTAGCGGACGAAGACATCAATATTCCAGATGAGCTTCTTGGTAATTTGGTAGCAGACGATGCAGACGGAACTAAGACAGCAGTTGAATCATTTGCAAAAATGTACAAAGAAGCTGTGCAGGCAGCAGTTAAAGAAGCGATCAAAGGAAAACCACCAAAAGCAGGAACAGGCGGTGGAAACACGATCACAAAAGAACAGATTATGGATATTAAAGACCCGATTGAACGTCAGAAGATGATCCGAGAAAATATCAATCTGTTCCAGTAAAGAAAGGAGAAGAAATGGGAAAATATAAATTAGATCTGCAGTTATTTGCAACACAAGATGGAATGACTGGACAGGGAAACTTAGAAGTAAAGGCAAGGGAAATTGACTTTGTAACATCTTTCGGAAAGAATATTCAGGCATTATTAGATGTACTTGGTATCGCAAGGATGATCAGAAAAGAGAATGGAAGTGCCTTAAAAACAAAAGAAGTAGCAGGAGAACTGAAATCAGGAGATATTGGAGAGGGAGAAGAAATCCCATATTCTCAGTACAAAGTAACAGAAAAGGTATTCGATACGATTAAGATTGAAAAGTATCGAAAAGGCGTATCTTTGGAAGCAATTGCAGAAAAAGGATATGATGTTGCTGTCAATGATACAGACGAAGAATTTAAATCAGATCTTCAAAATAAGGTTAGTGATAAATTCTACAAGCAGTTAAAAGCTGGATCATTAACAGGATCAGAAACGACATGGCAGATGGCGATTGCAATGTCTATCGGAAAAGTTAAGGACAAATTCAAGAAGATGAAAAGAACCGCAACGGGTGTGGCTGTATGGGTTAATACACTTGATGTGTACAAATACCTAGGTGCAGCAGATATTACACTGCAGACAGCATTTGGGTTTGAGTACATGAAGAATTTCTTAGGTGCTGATGTAGTATTTATCAGCTCTGAGATTCCAGAAGGTGTTGTAATTGCAACTCCATTAAACAACATCGTAGCTTATTACGTCGATCCAGGAGATAGTGAATTTGTAAAAGCTGGATTATCTTACACAACAGATCCAACAACAGGATTTATTGGATTTCACGCACAGGGAACATACGAAAGAGCGATTTCAGATCTGTTCGCAATCATGGGCTTACGCCTTTTCTGCGAATATCTAGATGCAATCGCATATACAAGTGTTGGAAGCCGAGATACACAGACTCTTGGAGAGTTACATCTTACAGCAGTAGAAGGTACAAATGCTGGTGATACAGCGATCACAATGGATGAACAGCTCATGTCTATGAAAAATACATTTAAATATAAAATAAATGCATCTGCGGCAACAACAGTAACTTACGGCATGGATGTAAAGAACTGGTCTAAATGGGATGGAGTATCAGAAATCACAGCAGCAAAAGGCAGTCATGTGACAATTGTTGAGTGTGATCGTAACTATAAAGCAGTAAGATCAGGGGATGTAGTGTCCGCTGCGAAAGAATAGTGAGGTGCTGATATGGCTTATGAGGTAGTAAAAGCATTTCATGATCTACAGGATTATAAAGATATTAAAGGCGGCAAAGTGTATCATCACTATGACGTTGGGGATACATATCCAAGACAGGGATTAGATCCAGTGCCAAATAAAACTAGAATCGAGGAACTTCTTAGCAGCGGAAACGCTCAGGGAGTTCCTTTAATCGCGGAAGTAAAGGAGAAAGCGAATGCTGGAAAAGCTTAAGATAATGCTTTGTTTTGAGGATTCCACACAGGACGAAAAACTGATGCTGATCTTAGATTCTGTAGAATCGAGGCTTCGATTGCTTCTTGGCGGCGCAGATCCACCAGATGAGATGGAACACATCATTATCGAAGTAGCGATCATTCGTTTTAATCGCATCGGATCCGAAGGACTGGCAAGTCATAATGTTGAAGGAGAAACACAGTCATATGCGTCCGCAAATGATTTTGCTCCGTTTATGGATGAGATTCGGGCATATTTAGAAATGCAAAAAGATGCAAAACGAGGAAAGTTGAGGTTTCTATGAGATATGATATGACGGTTTATTTCCAGAAACTGACGCAAGGAGAGTATGATCCGAAAACAGGAGATTATAAAGAAGATTCTATACGTGAAGATGCTAAGCAGGCAGCAGTCATGGATACATCAACGCAAATGATGCAGCTTATCTATGGAACAATCAAACAGGGAAGTTTGACGGTTCAGCTACAGAATCATTATGATCATCCGTTTAATCGGGTTAGAATTGGAAACAAAATCTATAAAGTTGATCACTCAAGGAAACTTAGGACCAAGCAAACATTTATTGTATCGGAGGTGCAGTGATGAGTGGTATCAAGGTAAATGGGTTAGATCAGTTAAATGCAAAGCTCAGAAAAAACATGGATCTTAACGTAGTAAAGACAGTAGTCAAAAAGAATGGGGCTGATCTGCAGAAAAAAGCACAGAGATATGCTCCTGTAGATACTGGGGCATTAAAGAGAAGCATTGGTCTTAATATCAAAGATGGCGGTTTAACTGCGGTTGTAGCACCGACAACAGAATATGCAGAATATGTTGAATATGGAACACGTTTTATGGAATCGCAACCGTATGTGCGCCCGGCGCTAGGTGAGCAGAAGCAGATTTTTAAAAAGGATTTAGAAAAGGTAATGAAATAATATGGATCCACAGCAGGAACTATTTACTGCGCTGCTGTTAAAATTAAAAGAAAAATATGAGGATACGGGAATTGGTGTGTATGATACATTCTTACCGCCAGATGGAACCCCGTATCCTTTTATTTATCTTGCTGACAGCACACAGGATGATCAGGCAAATAAAACAACAGTCTTTGGTGCAGTTAGTCAGGTAATCCATGTCTGGCATAACAATCCAAGACAGAGAGGAACACTATCGAAGATATTGCTAGAAATCAAAGATATCTGCTACAAGATCGGAGAAACAAAGAATTTTGGTTGGGGTCTTGTAAGAGTGAATCAAAGAGTCCTCTCAGACGCAACAACAAAAGAACCCCTAATGCATGGGGTTTTAGAATTAGAATTTACATTTAATTAGGAGGTAGCAATGTTAGATTTACAGCTTTTTGGAAATGAAGCGGTACAAGGTAAAAAGATTGTTTATCTGTACCGAATTTTATCAGAAGCACCAACACAGAGTGGTACAGCATTGGCATTCACAACAGAGAATGGCCGTACTAAGTCGAAAGATGCTGATTCTACTGCGACAAAGGATGGTTCTATTAGAACACCTGGTGCTGCAGAAGTGGAAATCACAGCGACATCGATTTTGAAGAAAGGTGATGAGCTAATTAATAAATTAGAGAAGGCACTGGATGACGACGCGTTGATCGAAATCTGGGAAGCAAATTTAGCAGAGCCAGCGGAAGCAGGAAATAACAAGTTCAAAGGAACGTATTTTCAGGGATATTTAACAGAGATTGAATACACAGCTAATGCAGATGAGTTTGTAGAAGTTTCCTTAACGTTTGGTATTAACGGAACAGGTGCAGACGGAGATGTAACTGTGACAACACAGCAGCAGGAACAGGCATATGCATTCGTAGACACACCAAAAACAGGAGCTTAGGAGGATATAACATGTACGAATTACAGATTAATCAGTCAACTTACGAGTTTAATTTTGGCATGGGATTTATGAGAGCGCTAAATAAAACTCTCTCTGTTCCAGTAGAAGACATTAAAGGGAAAACAAAAGAGATTGGAATGCGATATAAGATTGCAGAAGTGATCGATGGAGATATTGAAGCATTAGAGGATGTTCTTTTGATTGCTAATAAAGGATTTTCACCTAGATTAGAAAAGAAAGAATTAGATAAGTTTATTGAAGATGAAACAACAGATCTTGATGAACTGTTTAAGTCAGTATTGGGTTTCTTAGAGAGTGCAAATGTTACCAAGAAAACGACACAGGAGATTCAAGATGCGATCAAGG